CCGAGGTGCCATTCCGCCCACCACGTGTAGGGAACGGTCGATGACGATGCTTGGTCCAGCCACAACGGCATGGTGCTGTTCTTGAACAGCACTCCACGCATCTCTCCTGTCGGATTGGTGGCGCTGGCTCGGTTGCCAGCGATGGTAACCGTCCCAGTTGTGTTGAAGGCCAGCACGCTGGTCCGCTCGACGGCCGGGTACGTCGGCAAGCGTACCGGGGTATTGTCCCCCGGCAAGCAGATGCTGCGACATATTTGTGGCAGGGTTTTCATTTCCAACAAATTCCTCTTCATTGCGGTGAAGCTCGATTGTGTTGATGATAATGTCAAAAATTTCGTGAGCTTGTTTACTCAACTGATAACAATGGTCCACCCCGACCCACCCACTGTGGGAGGCACCATATACCGCGGGCTTCCGACCTATTTCTTGTGGTCGCGGTTTGCTTCAACGCGGGCTACCACAATCTCACTGCACGTGAGATCGGGGTTTCCGCGTTCTCTTGGCGGGCCTTGATCTGCTTGTTGAGGAAAGCAGCCCGCCTATACACCATGTCCAACAACTCGTAGTTGGCAAAGTTCGTGATCAGATTCTCCAGCGCCGTGCTGTAGAACGCCTTGCTAGGCCGCAACTGCCACGTGACCTGCATGGCCAAGGTGGCAAACGCTGACACAACTAAGTGCGCTTCCTCTTCTTGGTCGCGCTGCTGACAGCAGTACAACCGCTTCAGCACACGCGAAATGTTGATGAGGGGCTCCCACAGAGCCCCGTCAATGTACACAAACCCCCGCGACACCATGTGCGGGCACGTGAGCACTCGCTCTTCAAAGGTGGTGTCGGGCGCCCACGACACGTGCCCTTCAGGCTTCACTGTCCATGGGAGGTCTTCTTCCCAGATCTTGAGGTACGCCGCTCCGGCATTGTCCAAGTCTATGCATTCTGCTGCGTCCCGTGTAAGCGCGAAGATCCTGACGTCGTCCCCGCAGACCTGGAGGTGGAAATGTTCCTTCATATACTCCACTGCTTCCAAGGCGGTCAGCTCGGGTCTGCGCTTCAACAGCACATAGAAAAGAGCCAACAGGTGAACGACACAGTTCAACCTCAGGGTGTTCATAAATCCGCTGGGGTTGCCTCGCTCTTTGTCTACAAACGTGCCATCCGTGAACAGCAGGCGCGAGTAGGTGGTTGTCCAGTTAAGGAAAGTCAACAGTCGAGGCGGGACCCCGACCACTTGGTTTGGCAGGTACACCTTGAAGAAGAACCTCATGAATTCCGCTGTCATGTGACGGTCGTAGCCGCCCACGTCCGTGGCAAATGCTCCGGTTGCGGTCCTCAGGATGTGCTCGATTCGGCTTGTGCAGGGTTTGTCTGCGTCTTCCCCCTGGTGCACCCACCCATTCCCATCTTTGCACCCACCATGTAGCCACCGGGCGTCGTTTTGCCCGAAACATACCAGCCACAGCAACTTCAACTCCAGACATGGAGCTTGTATTGTGCGCCCGGAGCCGCCCGTGTGCGGCAGCTTAGACGGCTTGACGCCATCCAGCTTGTTTATGAC